TGCCAGAGGCCCGAATTGGTGTTGAACTCCCATGCGGGACGCGAGAGAAACCGCAGCCCGATGAACTTCTGCCCGCGCGCCTCATAGGCATACATGCTTGTCGGGATCTCTCCCGCGATGGCGTCCTCGATGGCCCGGTTGGAGACCGCCTGGTGCTCGCCGCCCCGCCATTGCATGACCTTCTGATCGTCGCTCACGATCCACAGGCTATCGAAGGCCGACACCGCCAGCGCGCGCGAGCGGATGCCCACGTCATAGACCGCGCCCGGAATGCGCGCGAAAGCCTCCGCGTTCGCGAGTCCGGTGTTCGCCCATATCTCCGTCGAGTTACGCCCCATGAGGTAAAGCCGCCCCTGAGAGGCGATGATGCGAAACATGTTGTCGGTTCGGCCTTCCTTCGTGGCGAAATCCAGCGCATCAAGCGAAGTCGGGTCCGCGAGCCCGGTCCACATGATCTGCGGCCCGGCATTCTCGGAAATGATCGTGTAGCCGTCGAGATAGGCCAGCGAGCCGACGTTGCTGAACGCGCCGCCGGTCGGGGCCGATAAGCCCGGCGTTCCGATGTTCCACAGGCGATACATCCCGCCGACCGCTATTGTAACGAAGCCGTTGTTGGTCTCTATTGTGCCGTTGCGGTCCACGAAGCCGGAGCCGTTGAAGTTCCCTAGCGCCGTTACTGTCCCGCCCGTGGTCACGCTGTCGAGGTAATAGGTGATTGTGCCGCTGACATCCCGCCCGCTGAGAACATACATTGTCCCCGTCGTTCCGGTCAATTCCGTCGCCGCGATGACCGCCACACCCGCGCCGCCGCCCGCCAGCGCGCCGCCGAACGTCGCAAGCCCCGCAACGCATCGCAGAACCAAAGGCGAACGCGCGGCCTCCGAAGCTGCCTCCGGAACAAGGTTTACCAGCCGCTCGCCGGTGTTCACTCCATGATCCGCGAGCCGCGCGCTTTCCGCCGCGAAGATGACCTTCGGCATCAGTCGTCGTCCCCGAAGAAAACGCTTTCCTCGCGATCAAAGCCAAGCGCGTCGTCAAGGGACAGTGCCGCCAGCGCCACTAGCAGCGGCGAAGGAGGCACGTTGTAGGACGCGCAAAGCTCCAATGCGAGATTGTTCACGACCGCCTGCCACCATTCTCCGGGCACATCCGCAACATCGCCCAACTCCGCGTCTTCGATCTCCCTCTCATAGGTATATTCCACTGTCTCGCCGCCAACCGACCCCAGAACGGGCCAGACATAGAACTTTGCCGCTTCGCGCTGCCGATCATAGTAGAACTGCGTCGGGATACCCGTGGTCGTCTTGACCGGCAGTTCGTCATATTCATCCCGCGTGAGCACTTGCATCGGTATCTCGACGCCGCTCCGCTTTACCCTGGCGCGGAGAATGCGCAGCGGCCGAACCGGCGACAGGTCATAGCTTGTCGCCGTGGTGAGGGTCAGTGTGCCGCTCGCCTTGGTCCAGAGGTTCATGCCCTTGTTCTGCCACGCCTTGAGCATGAAATTAAGAAGTTCCAGCCCCTCCGCAGCATCCTCCGTCGATGCCGTCTCATTAACGGAAATCAGCCCCGCCTTGCGCAGCGCCCCCGTGATCAGTTGCGTGTTGGTGCGCGTTCCGGTGACGGCCATCAGAGGTCCTCCGGCGTGGTCTCATTTGCGGTGTCGTCGCCGGTATCGGGGCGCACCCAGGGCGGGGACTGCCGATCCGCCTTGCCCCGAATCTTCTCCTGCGGGTGTCGAACCTCCCAGCAGTGGTTGGTCCCGGCCCCCGCGCACACCCGGAGTCCGGTCCATTCAAGGCGAAGGTGATGGTTTTTGTATTTGAACCCGCACCTGTCGCAAATTGCGTTGTGGCCGCCTTCAACATATGGAAACTCGGGCATCTCGAAACCTCACGGCGACAGACACGCCAAGATCAGCGCTCCACCGCGGCGAAGATGTAGTCGAAATCCGTCGTCTCCGCGCCCGCCGCGCCGTTCAGATACCCGATCCCAAGCGCCATCCCCCCGGCGGGGACGCTGACATTCGTCATGCTCGCGACCTTTGCCCCGTCCGCGTAAAGCGAAATCTCGCCCTTGCCGTCGTAGTAGGCTTCCAGCGTGACGAAGGTGTCGGTCGCGAGCGTCGCCACCGTGGCGCTGTCCGCGTCGGTCGTGTTGTCGTCCACGTTGAAATAGACCGCCGCGGAGCCGTCGTCGCTGACGAAAGCAAAGCGCAGGGTGGCCAACTGCGGCGTTACGCTCGTTGAGTGAAACCCGAAGATGAAATCGGACTCGATGGCGTTGCCAACCGCGATCCGGCACTTCAGCCATGCTTTCTTGCCGGCCCGGACAACCCAGCTCTCGCCGGGGCTCTCATACCATGCGCCGTCATTCTCGTTCGCCGCCGTCGTCAGGCGCATGATGCCGCCATCGGCGTCCGCGATCACCGACCCCGACGTGCCGACTCCGACGGAAACCGCCGTCACCGTCCAGCCCGAAAGCGCATCATCGTTGAAGTCGTTGAAGTAAAGGTTATACCGCGTCGGGTCGAACATGCCGAACATGTCGAGCGCGGAGCCCTGAACGGCGTTCGTAACGCCGCTCGGGAAGCGGGAAGGTGCAGCCATCTTGGAATCCTCCATCGTCTGGTTGAGACGCCCACGCGGGGCGATGAGGGATCGGCGGGGCCGCTATAGCCCCGCCGGTTGTCGTCAGGCCCCGGCGGAGCCGAAGACGCCGCGATAGTCACCCCAGCCGGCGGCGTAGCGCTCGACGGCCTTCATGCAGGCGTTGGTGGTGTCGAAATCATTGTCCTGCGTGAACTCATAGCCCCATCGCTTCTGATGAATCAGGCCATCCTCCACGTCGGTCTTGATGAACCATGCGTCCGGGTCCGTCAGATAGTCCCAGATGACAGTTCCACCCGGAAGCATCCCCATCGTCCGCATGGCGTTCACGTCGTTGTTCGCCGTGCCGCTCTGGTTGGTCGATGACAGGATTCGCGTCGCGTTGAACTCGTTCGCCGAGGCCACGATCAGCTTCATTCCCTTCGCCTGGATGCGAAGCCCTCGGCTATCCTTGAAGCCCCTGATCTGCGTCAGGGAGTCCTCAAGGGACGCTTCCGAGAGGTCCGCGGCCACCGTCAGTTCATTGGACTGCGGGCCGCTCAACGTCGGGTGGTCCGTGGCGATGAGTTCCTTGGCGTCACCGCCAAGATAGCCGCTGTCGAAGGCCCGGTTGAGAATGTTCGCGAAAACATTCTCTTTTGTCTGGCGCATTGATCGCGCCAGCTTCTTCGCCTTCTTCGTCGCGACGGGCCCATATTGATTGTCCGACATCGCCTCCTTCGTCACCTTGGCCCCGAGGCCGTAGGTAACGTTGGTCAGCCGAGCGACAAAGCCCTGAATGTCGGTGTCATAGATGACGCTCGCGCCCTCGGCCTTGACCGGAGCGAGCCCGTAACCCGTTTCCTCGACATACTCCTCATAGGCTTTGTCGGACGACGTTTCGTCAAACACCATGGAGCAGATGAGCGCCTTTTCATCGTAGGTGCAGCCGAAGATTTTCTTGATCCCCGGCCAAAGCTCCTTTGGGTGGGAGCCGGTTGTGGTAGCCATGATTCACCCTCCCTTCAGAGGCCCAGAGTCGCGTTGGACTCGGTGTGGTTGTTGATCTTCACTTCAACCCGCGCATTCGCGCCGGCGGCGTTGTCCTCCCGGTTCACAACCCGCTGGATGGTGAGCTGGTTGGACGCATCCGCAGCGGGAACGTCGATGGTCGTGTCGAGTTCGGCCCCGGAATACCCGGTGATCGCCGATCCGGCGTTGGTGTAGATCAGAACGGCATTGAGGCCGACCTGAGCCGCCGCGATGGTCCCGTCCGCCTGAATCTCGAAAACAACATCCGGATCATCGCACACGAACGCGACGCGCTCGGTGTTGGCCGTGTTGTGCTTGAGAGACAGGTTGTCCGGAAGAGCCGCGAAGCCGACGATCACGCCAGTGATGGCGTTGCCGTCGCCGGCGGTCGCCTTGTCGATCGCGCGCT